CAACTACATTACCTGTTGTAGTTAAATTTCTAAAACCTGTGATATCTTTATCTGAATCTGCTATAACTGCTAATGAAGCTGAAACAGTTCCTGCTGTAATACCATCTACTAAATTTAATTCTGCCGCTGTTGATGTAACTGCTACGCCAGCATACGCAAATTTACCTGCTGATGAAACATTAAAGGTTGCGTTGTCTTCGATTCTTGCAACTTCTGTTCCATCTCTTTGTTGAAAAATAATATCTTTAGCATCGACAATAGGTTTAATAATTACATCACTTGATGAATTAGTTATTTTTAAAACTTCTGTACCACCTGCTTTAAAACTCCAATCATTTCCTGCAGCGTCTAAAACTATATCTGCAACAGAATCTAAAGTTATGTTTCCAGAACTAGTTGATTGAATTGTAACACCTGTGTGTCCGTCAACTGTAGTTGTGCTTGCTTGTGAATCAATTAATACTGCGCCAGCTGATGTTGCAAAACTAGATGCTGCATCTCCTAATGCTACAGTATCTGCTGGAATAGATTGTGAAATAATTTCATTAATATTAGTACCATCAGCAAATAAAAATTTAGAACTTTTATCTGTAGCTGCAAAAGTTACACCTGATCCTGATGCTGTTTTAAATTGTACTGTGTGTGATCCTGATGTTCCGTTTACAACAATAAACGTTTTTTCTAAAGAATCTGGAACAGTTACAATTTGATTACCTGATATTGTTCCTGTAAGTTTTATAATAGCACTTCTTGCAACTGATGTAGATTCTGTTGCATCGCCGTCTGTAATTGTTAAAGTTGTAGTTGCTGCACCACCTGCAATAGATTTTTCTACATAACTAGCAACGGCTGCTTGAACCATGCTTAGATTGGTATTAGTTTTATCTCCCCATGTACCAGCGTTTTCGCCAGTTGCCATTAGTTCTAAACCGAGTGTTGTAAATGTTGATGCCATAATTTAATTCCTAAGGTGATGGAGAGTTTACAGGTATTCTGATTGTTCCATCAGTGTAGTCATCTCTACGTCTCTGACCTAACTGTTCTCCTCCAAATTTCTCAACTTCTTGTTTATATTTTCCTTCGTATAGTTGTAACATATCCATTGGTCCTTTTAAATACCCATATGCTTCAACTAAAGCAGCATATAGTAAACCATTAGGGAAATTTAAACTAATGAAATTTGTCTCGTTGCTAGAAGCTTCTAACTTAGCTGGTATAGCATTGTAATGAAATTTAAATACGTATGTAGCATTTGGTATTGGAGATAATAATATTGCTCCTGAAGTTGTGTTTGTGTTACCTGTTGCTCCACCTTTCATAGCATAATATTTAGGTCTTCCTGTAGCACGTGCACCATTAAATTCATCTAAGAACGTTACATCTCTTTTTTCTAAAAATATTGGATTATTAAAAGCTGCTGTAGAATCAGCAACTTCAACTGCTCTTATAACTAAAGCCCCTGCTGGCACATTTGCATGTTCTTGGTTTGCCACTAAATTATCTTGAGCTATTTTTCTATCTGCATCAATAGGTGCATCTCTATATATTCTATACTCTGCATTTAAAACTATATTCTCAATAACAGCATCTGTCAGCACGGTGCTAGTGACTTCTGTGTAGTTTCTAATCTGTGTTCTTAAATCTGAGTAACTAATTCCTGCCATATTATCCTCTTTGGTTTACAGGTCCTGCGAAAACAAAATCGCCTCCACCTGTTCCGCCTGTTGTTGCCGATGAAGCTAAACTAAAAGTAAAAGAGAAACTATATGATGTAGATACTCCATTATCTGTAATTGAGCTTGTTGTTCTTGTTATTATATACGATCCAAAAACTTTTGCACCTGAATTATGTGCTCTTGCTGTTGTAACATTTGGTGTAGCTCCTTCAATAGGTGCTGCTGTTCCTCTTGTACAACCTGTTAAATTATTACCAGATTTACCTGTATATTGTATTGTTTCATCTGCAATAGTTCCTTGTAATAAGGTATTTGATGTATCACTAGAAGTTAAAACTTTTTCAATTACAATAAATCCGCTAGTTGGAAAGTTAGTAGCATCAGATAAAGTTATAGTAGTATCTGTAGCACTTAAAGTTTCATTTAATGTAGTTTCTAATTCAAAAATACTTGGGACAACATTACCTGAAGAAGATTTTACTTTTGTAAATCTAATAGCATCACTTGTTTGAAAAGGGTTAGTATCAATTCCTTTACTATCTTTTGAAGTGCTTACTAAAACCGAAGTTAAAGATGTAGAAGTTAAAAAAGGATCATCTATTAAAGCTGTTGGGGTTGCAAATTCTTTTCTATCTGGTCTAATCTGGCCAGGTAAAGCTATCCCATCTCCTCCACGTGATTTAGGTTCTAGTTGTGGTTGTTTTGGTTCAAACTCAGATACATGCACAAAAGATCCATTCCATTCTGCAATCATTTCATTATATGGAAATTCCATACCGGATCTATCTGAAATTGCTTTAGCGTGTTTTCCTGATGCTGTTTTTGCCATTATGCTCCTGGGTAATAAACTTTTGGTGTTATGTGAGTGCTTGATGCAGAACCGTCTTCTGCTAAAGCTCTAGCTAATTCATCTTCATATAATAATTTTGTTTGCTGTACTAATTGTGGATTAAATTTTTGTGCTAAATAAAAAGCTAGACCAGAAACCATACAAGGTACAAATCTAAAAGGTACGTCTGTTGCATCTGTATATGTTGAATCTACATCTTGTATTCTTTTTAAATAAAAGAAGTGAATAAATTTTGCTGCATTACTAGAATCTGGTGTTGGGTAAACATGCACTCTTACTTTATCTATAAATCTTTCAACAAAAACAGCTGAGGGTGTGCTCTTAGCTCTTTTATTTGAATAACCACCATACGTTGATCTATCTACTTTAGTTAAACTTGAGTCTGCTTGAGATACTGTATTAATTCCAGCTCTTAATTTTGCTTCTAGTATATCGCTCATACCATTAACAGTTTCTGATACACTGGCATTAGTTACTGTTGTTGCACTTGTGCCATCAGCAGCAGATCTAAAGAAATCATAATCCGATTGACCTTCAACCAGATCCATATTTGTTTCACCTATTTCCCAAAAGTGAATACCTCTATTTCCCCATTCTTGAAAAAGAATATTTAAAGATCTTCTTGCTGATTTTAATTGATGTCCGGAAGTTACTTGCGAACCAATACGTTCGTATGCTTCTTCTACTATCTCATCAACAGAAAAAGTTTTGTCAAATGTGTGTGTTCCAGAAGTAGTGTTAGCCATCTAGCTCCCCTAATATAACTTTTTAAATTCAGCTACAATTGTGTACATGTTTCCAGAATCGGCTGCTCCTGGAACTACAAGGTTGACATCACTTTGGTTAGAGTTAGCTGATTTATCAGTTTTTAATCCACCAAATTCTCTAAAGTCCCAATAGCCTGCTCCTGTTATACCAATTATAGGTATATCACCATTATTATCTTCTTCATCCATACGAACAAATGAATCTCCACCGTCCGCTTGAGTTGCTGAAAACCATAATCTTTGTAATACTAAATGTAAACAAGAAGCACCATCTACGTTTGTGTCCAGTGCTGATACATCTCCAAATACAGTTGTTCCACCTGTTCCGTCTGATTGATTTACATATTTGATAACCACTCTAATATCATTTTGTTGCATGATAGATGGTCCTGTTACTACGTCTGCCATTTTATTTACCCTCCTTAATCAAGTAAAATTTAAGTGGAGCCGAAACCCCACTCAAGTTAATTATTATTACGCTGCGAATACAAAAGTTCCAGTTGTTCCAGCACCTAAAGATCTTAGTCTAGCTGACACATGCCATTTACCTGTTGTTACACATGTAAATATTATTTGTGAACCAATACTCATTAAATTAGTTGCCGCATTAGCTGGCGTATAAGTTAATCTTGTTTCGTTAGCTGTTGAAGTATCAAAAATTACTGCACTACTTGCTCTAGATTCAAATACAGAACCTGTTTCAATAACATCAGTTCCTGCACAATCAAAAATTAAAGTAGCTGTTCCACCAGTTGTATCAACTGATTGAGAATGTATTACTATAACTCCTGAAGTTGCCGCTGGTAAAGTTGTTACCTGAGCATTTGCTCCTGTGTAAGGGTTAACGTTAATACCTGCAACATATGTATTTGTACTTGCTGTAGCTTTTGCAGTTATTGTTTGACCCGTTATAGTTGGCGCAATGTTTTTAGCAAATACATTGCCTGTAAGGGTACTTGCACTTGTAACATCTAAAGTTCCACCAATTGAAGCATCAGTAGAGTAAGTAGAGTTAGTTGTAATTGCACCAGTTGATGCTGTTTTTGTTATATCAACGAAGCCATTCTCTGAACGGACTGCGCCTGTAAACGTTGTGTTTGCCATGTTATATTCCTCCTAGAATATTAAATGTAGTCCCTAGGGATGTCGACTGTATGCGTCTACATTTTATTTATTTAATATACAGTGTGATAAATATACAACAGATTTAAATAGAGTGCAAGAGATTCTGTAGTGAAAGTGGTATTTCAGTGGTGTAGCTTTTTGTTAAGTAGCTACGGAAACTTGTGGTGCAGAGTCTTCTACTTTGCTAACATGGTGTGCTAACTCAGCTTCTTTTGTCTTAATGTCAGCAATTACTTGTCTGACTTTATGATCTATTCTGACCATATCAAGAGTATATCTACCCTCGTTAAGATGCTCCTGCTCCCAACTCAACTCCAGAGACCTTTTCTGTTTGTATAGGTCTTGTAAGTTTGTCATCGTTAATCTCCTCAAAGGTTAACCATTTTTTTGTCAAACTATAAAAGCCTGACTTCTCCCAATTAATATCATTTTTTCCTAGTTTGTCAAGGATTGCATTTTCGATACTATTAGAATTGTCTTCTGCCATAATTGTAAAATCGGTTATGTAACCGTAGGCAGTAATTTTAATTAAGAATTTTTTCATGAGTTTTATTTCTGTATGTTTTAAATGTGGCGGTTTTTAGACCGCCACATAAAATTAATGATTACGCTGCGCCTGGTGATCCGAAGATACCTCTAGGGTCAGATGCTCCAAATGAGTATCTCTCTCTAGCTTTGTATCTTACGTTTCCAGATTCAAAATCGCCTTCCATTGTAGTTTTAACAGGTGATCTAACAAAGTGTTTTAAACCGTTAGGTACATCTGTTTTAATGAAAAACGCATCTGTGTCAGTTAGGTAATGATTAACTGCATAGCCCTGTGGAATCATTCCCATAGAAACTACTGCGTTAATGTCATTATCTGCTGTTCCGACTCTTTGAGTAGATTTCATCAATCTTTCAGCTGTAAATTGCAGATCAGAAGGAATAATTAATTTCATTCCTCTTGCTGCTATTTTCAAGCCTCTCTCATCAGTCATAGATGCGATATCAATAAGAGCTTGCTCTAACGATGTTTCGTTAAGATCAGCTGCCGTTGATAGTTCATTTTTGAAAGTTCCTGCAACGATTGGGTGAACAGCAGAACAAAGTTCTACTCCATCACCACCTGTGAAAG